ATGCCCCTTAACGACACGAAACTTAAACGTATTGACGGAAAGCCCTATGATGGGCCTGTTGAAATTCCTGATGGTGGTGGATTGTCTGTCAGGATCAGCCCCAAAGGACTTATAACATTCCAGTATCGCTATCGCTTCAATGGAAAGCCTGTACGTCTAAAATTAGGCGTCTACGGAAGCATGTCCATTAAAGAAGCAAGAGATGCGGTGGAGGTTTGCAAGAAGTGGTTGAGTGAAGGCAAGAATCCAGCCGTCTACAGAAAGCTGGACAAGAAAAAGAAAACTGAATCTCCAGATATCGCCACTTTGGTTAATGAATGGCTAGATACACCATCCGCTAAGGATCTGGTCAAATACGAATACTGGAAGAGGATGCTTAAACTTCATGTCACCGATCTGTATGGACAATTGATTGTCGACGACATGGACCCCACGCACTGGGAAAAGATTTTTCTCGCAATTACGAAATCCGGATCTCCTGTACAGGCAGGAAACGTACTGGTGAAAATGAAACAAGTGATAAAGTATGCACTTCGTAGAAAACGGATTACGTCTAATTCGCTAATGCTTCTAGAACTGACTGATGTTGGTAAATTACCAGAAGACGGGGAGCGGTTTCTCAACGATGTTGAAATAGGGAAATTCTGGCTAGCTATCGATAAAACCAGAATGTCATGGCAGAACAAAATGGTAATGCGATTGCTTCTGTTAACTGGATGTCGTGGGGTTGAGTTAAGGCTTGCGAGGAAGGTGGATTTCGATCTTGATGGTAGGATATGGGTTATCCCGAAAGAAAACTCAAAGACCAGAAAGCGGTTTGTGCGTGGCTTGTCTGAGCTATCTGTTGAGTGTCTTAAGCAGGTATTCGAGGTTTATCCAGGCAATTCTATAGTTTTTCCTCCAGCGACACTACAGGAGGACAGGCCGATGGCTGCGGGAACAATTATTTCACTGGCAGAACAGGTAGAAACAATGATGGATTGTCCACACTGGTCTGCACATGATCTTCGGCGTACCTGTAAAACTAAAATGGCTGAATTGGGCGTTGCGCCACATGTTTCTGAAAAAATACTTGGGCATAAACTTACCGGGATGCTGGCAGTCTATGACCAGTATGATTACATCCCGGAGCAGCAGGAGGCAGCAGATAAATGGGCTCAGAAGGTACTTGATTGCGCATCAGCAATCAGCCCCTTATCTTTGCAGAACTGAATGACCTCAACATAACGGAAAAGAGCCCCTCCTTTTGGAGGGTGAAGTTCTGTTACTTCCTTTGGGAATGGGGTGCCTGTTTGCTCCCACTGTTTACGTTTGCGGTAGAATGTGGTTCTGGAGATGCCACCCAGCATCTCCTGTACGCGCTCCCGGTTTATAAGAACCGGTTGAATATTGATTGGTTGCATATTCAACTATCTCCATAAAACAAAACTCGCCGTAGCGAGTTCAGATAAAAGAAATCCCCGCGAGCGCGAGGATTGTTATTGCTGCGGTGATGCCAGCAGTGGAGGCAACATCATCCATAGATACACTTCATCAAGTCCGAATGATGTTCCATCATGCAGGTCTAGCCAGTCGTCAATAACTTGCCGGCTACGTATTCACCATGCTTTGACACTGCTGAAATGTAAGCACCTTGCTCAGGCATCCGCTCACTACAGCTTATCCAACCATCCTGAGTTACTGGAGAGCTTCCAGCGAACTCGGGCATATCTGGACCTTTTCTGATAGCTTTAGCCAGCTCCAGCGGGTCATCGTAAAGCCAGTCGCCTGTAAGTGGGGGTTTGCTTCTGCAAGCTGCGCAGCCCATTCAAGGCCGTCTTTTTGACCTTGCAGATAATACAGCGCCAACTCATCATGATTACTTACAGGTTCGACCCCCTGAAGCATTGCGGCGCGACAGGAATCCATAAATTCCAGCGCTGTCATTAGGTCACGCCTGTTGACCTTGCAAGAATGCTCATCAATGTGGTGCCATTCACTTAGATGGTCAGCCTGATACTGGAAACGCTCAATGATGCCACTGATATCATCCGGCACTACCGGAACTGGCTGGGCGTGACGATAGAGCGGGATATCTCCCACCTCCTGGTTTTGTTTACCCCAAATCAAAGAGGTTTCTCGACCCCTGGCAATATGATGAAGATTTCGTTCGTCGGTGAACACAACGGGGTCGGCACCNTGTATAAGAGACAGTTGCAAGAATGCTCATCAATGTGGTGCCATTCACTTAGATGGTCAGCCTGATACTGGAAACGCTCAATGATGCCACTGATATCATCCGGCACTACCGGAACTGGCTGGGCGTGACGATAGAGCGGGATATCTCCCACCTCCTGGTTTTGTTTACCCCAAATCAAAGAGGTTTCTCGACCCCTGGCAATATGATGAAGATTTCGTTCGTCGGTGAACACAACGGGGTCGGCACCTTTCTCCGCTTCGAGCGATGCCAGCGCTATACGCGCCAGTTCGCGCAGGTTTTCGCTATACGGTGACGTGTTATCACGACTGATTACGTGGTTCGCCGTATCAATTAAAATCTGTTTTTGCTGTTCTCTGGTAATAGTGGTCATGGGTTATCCCTCAGCCTGCCGTGCTTTCAACTTGGTTAGGGAATGTCAGGCTCTCATTAAAGGCCGCTCCGATACGCATTGCGGCGGGGATAAATTCGCTTTTCCCCTTATCTACTTCATCAAAAATTTCGTCATAGCGCGTCACATCAAATAGCGATACTTCACAATCGCCAGTCGTCGCAAACGCGATCCGATTTGAGGGACACTCCGCCAGTAGCTTATTGAGTTTCTTTACCCAGGCTTTTTCCTGTTTCGTCAAAGTAGCCATATCAAAAATTTCGTCATAGCGCGTCACATCAAATAGCGATACTTCACAATCGCCAGTCGTCGCAAACGCGATCCGATTTGAGGGACACTCCGCCAGTAGCTTATTGAGTTTCTTTACCCAGGCTTTTTCCTGTTTCGTCAAAGTAGCCATCTCATTCCCCCTTAATCTTGATGCCAGCGCGTGTGCTATATGCGGACATGCATTGCGCGAACCCGGATTGATCATCTGTCTGCCCATAGCTGAACCCGGCTTTCAGGCCGTCACGGAATGCGCTATCCTGCAACTTGTCGGCAGTTTCAAGTTTCGCCTCAAGTTCTTGAATACGCTGGCGTAACGCTGTAATTTCCACCTCAGCAGCGTCTGCGTAATGAACGTTTTCATGCTCAAGTGGTGGTAAATCCGGCGTAACGACACCAAACAGTTTTGCAAGCGCCCGGTAGTTCAGTTCGCTGTGATAACGACCTTTGCAGCGGACCAGTTTTTCAGCAGCAGCTACAATCGCGCTTTGTTCTGCTATGCGCTTCTCTGCTTCACGCAGCCTGTCATGCAGGCTATTGCTCTCGCGGCAAAGTCTGGCTTTTATCTCAACGTCTTTAGCAATCTGCTCTTTGGCATCTTCGTATGCCTCAGCAACGACGTCGTACATGAGGGATTGGCGGAAGAATGCCTGCTGGAAAGTTTGTTTGCTCTCCACCTCATCCAGCAGCGCCAACGCGACTTTCGGGTTAAATGCAGCGATGAACGCTGTGTTGTAATGGTCTTGCTTGTCATCAACATCATCACCTTGCTGCACATAAGCCAGGTGCTTGGTATACCCATCTTCATCGGTAAACCAGATATTTTCCCGCTCCATTTCCCACGGCCCACGAGTCGCTTTCTCCGCCACTTCACGTAGCGCCTGTTTATCGATGTTGCTCATTGGGCGACCTCCTGCTTCTCAGCTTTCAGCACCATGCGTGAACCGTCATCAAGCTCCCAGCCGATTTCACCACCTTCCGCCATGACAAGCTGCCACACTAGCTGTGCAGCCTCATTGGTAACATCACGACCACGATCATTACCGACGCGCAGGCGGCCACCTTCCACATCGCACATTTTTGCGAGCATGATGGTTTTTGATAACGGAGAGAATCCGAGTTGAAGTTTTGCTGTATTGCTCATAGTGCGGCTCCTTCTGCTTTCTTCTCGTCAACTCGCCATGCTGTAGCCAGTGCGCAAGTCACCTGCGTAAACGAGTGCTTAACTTTCACCGAGAAAGTTTCCCCGGTAGCTGATACTGTTTCGATGGTGGTCAACTCACCACCGCTTTCGAAGTCAGGGTAGAACTGCGTTACCAGGTTACTTTCGACAATCACCGATCCGTCTGGCGTGTACATTTTAAGTTTCATGACTGCACTCCTTTGCGAAGCTGGGCGGCGATACCTTCGAGAACGCCATCGGCGAATGAGCGATCAAAATCGCCTTCCGGCGCATCAGCCATAAATTCTGTGGAGGTCAGTATCATTCGTGCGATGTCCGCAGCGTTCTTTGCTGTGTCGTCGATAAATCCTGCATCCCATGCGGCCAGCATTCGGTTAGCAACAAAGTGAGCCCCTTCCTTGTGAGCCTGCGCCCGCACCTCAGCCAGAAACTCGTCGGTGGCTGGGGTCTCAGTGAAATCGTCCACCCACGTATCGCCAACGTCCTCGCACTCGCGACGACAATATTCGTTGAATTCGACCTCTGATTTTTTCAGCCCCGCATTCTCCGCCGCCAGCGCCGCGCATTTCTCCTCCAGGTCCGCATAATCACTATGACGCACCATATCAGTACAGAATGATTCTCCTGTTATTGGTGGTGATAACTGGTCACTGACAATCGTGTATATTTTCACTTCTTTCATTTCTTCCCACTCCGCAACATTGCATTCAGATATTTGTTTTCATTCACTGATGGAAAACTTTTTCTCGCCAGCATTTCTTCGCGTGGAATATCGTTAATGGGCTTGAAGCGGTGTCGAATAATCATTTCCGATGGAAGGATTCCGGGGTCGTAGGACAAACCTCTCATGATGAATTCCTCAGTTATTGCTGATAGCGCCGTAACGCGAACGGTAATTTTTAAGGCGCGGGTCTATTTCAATGAATTGGGTGTAAGTGGCTTTGCGGAATGGTCGGATTGCTGTTCCGTTTATTCGGTCTTTTTCCTGTTTTTCTGCGAGTTGTATATCGCGTCGGTACTTCCGTTCTGCTTTTGTTTCCGGTGGCAGAGCAAGAAACGCGTCGAGATTGTTTTTGATATTTTCCAGCACCTCCGACTTGGAGCTACCGGAGCAGTTGCGCGGGTCATCCGCACCATATAGAGGTGCAGGCATAATTTACTCCGGGGTAGGTTATCCGAATAATGTGGTACGTATAGGGTTATTTCTTTCGTAAACGTGATAGCCTGCTTTTTACCGACTCTTCACTTCGCCCGAGAATTTTTGCTACATTTCTTTGTGTATAGCCTGATGAGATAAGCGTCTGCATTCTTTTGTCTTCGTCGTCGCTCCATCTTGGCTTAACGAATGCCGTTTTTAATGACAGTTTTTTTGCTATGTAATAAAACTGATTTATGTTTAGGCCCAGATGTTCTGCTGCACGGCAAGCTACCATGCGACCGCAAACTGACTCCATCTCTGCTGGAGTTATGTTTAATCTTCTCATTAAGCCACCTGTTTAAGCTCATTTATTCTGATATTCATTACCTGAACGCATTTANCTTTTGTCTTCGTCGTCGCTCCATCTTGGCTTAACGAATGCCGTTTTTAATGACAGTTTTTTTGCTATGTAATAAAACTGATTTATGTTTAGGCCCAGATGTTCTGCTGCACGGCAAGCTACCATGCGACCGCAAACTGACTCCATCTCAGCTGGAGTTATGTTTAATCTTCTCATTAAGCCACCTGTTTAAGCTCATTTATTCTGATATTCATTACCTGAACGCATTTATCCTGCGCCTCCTCGTTGCCAGCCAATAATTGCCAGTCATGCTGATAACGCTCGATGAGTTTTTTCTTATCAGTTTCTTTCGAAGCATAATCGCTGAAGTCTTTCAGGATTTGTTCGCAGTCAACCGATGGAGATTTCTGGTTGGTATTTTCTGGTGATGGTTGATTGCCTGATGCTGGCATGGCCCAGTTCGGCAGCGATGGAGGGAGCCAGTAAAATCCTGTTCCATCCTTCAGTTTNGCCCTGTGCCATCCTTGTTTCTTATCACTGGATATCTGCGCAAAACCTTCCTCAAGGTTATACAGATACCGACCAATTCCCCACTGAACGGCAGCACGCTTCATTGCGCCGGAGCGACCACCTTTGACGGCTTCTACCTGTGTGTTTTCAGCAGCATCCCATTTAGTTACCCATTCGGAATCAATCTTGATTGATCATGATTGCCCGATTCGTGACATAAGCCAGCACCATAGCCCACACCTTGCCATCGCGTGTTTTGCCGCTTTGCTGTATTCGCCATTCGATATCTTCAGGGCTGAATGGCTCATCGAATTTATTCAAATCCATAATTCACCTCAGAATGGACATGGCCCAAGGAAATAACGCTGATTTAATACTTCGACTCGGGACAAATTAAGGCATACCCGCATTCCTTCGCGGTCGCCATTATGGCGATACCAGAGAGCTTTCTGCGTGTACATGCGTCTCTGTAACTTGCTCTCCTTCACTGTGGTTGCAAGTGACATGAATATCTCCTTCGTTACCGATTAAATCTTTCATCTGACGAATGAATTCTTCGTCTGACCAGTTATCTGTAAAACTCATGGACGGCCTTGTTGTTTCAAAATATCCCAAAGTTTTTCGAGCAAACTTTTCATTCTTGGTTGTTTAAAGTCTGCTCCGGTTAAAATATTTTTTCGTGAATGCTGTACCGATAAAATCGGGTTGAAAGGGCGAACCGATGCCGCCCCTGCAATAGCGAACTGTTGCATAGGATGCTCCTTCTGTTTGATTGCATAACGAAAACGCCTCGAGTGAAGCGTTATTGGTATGCATATAAAAAGGCCCTCACATTGGAGGGCAAAGAAGATTTCCAATAATCAGAACAAGTCGGCTCCTGTTTAGTTACGAGCGACATTGCTCCGTGTATTCACTCGTTGGAATGAATACACAGTGCTTATTCGTACTAATAAAACACCCAATTTTCTGTTTCTTGGTTGTGTCCAAAGTTATATTCAATATCTGGTGTTGATGTATCAATATTCTTCATCCCATCAACAAGAGTTGATACAACAGCCAAATCTTGTNTGGAATGAATACACAGTGCTTATTCGTACTAATAAAACACCCAATTTTCTGTTTCTTGGTTGTGTCCAAAGTTATATTCAATATCTGGTGTTGATGTATCAATATTCTTCATCCCATCAACAAGAGTTGATACAACAGCCAAATCTTGTTTGATTCTCATTAAATGGTATTTCTTCCGGCGCAATAAACTTTCAATGGCAAGTTTCTTCGTTGGGAATGCAAAAGATCTTTCTGCATTTTTTGCTACTTTCTTAATTGCATATCTATTTCTCTTTTGTTTCCATTCCTGTAACCACTTATTTGGTGCTGGTTTAAAATTAACAATCCAATGCGCAGGAACCAACCATGCATAATGCTCTGTCTGATGAAAAGCTATATATTGAAGTGCGAATATTTTGATTCCATCTTCTTCAACTGTCGCTTGGAATCTCCAGAAAACAGGCATTCCATCATGTTCAGTTTCTGATTCAGGAAAAGGTACGCTCCATGATTTTGTCATATCTCACCTCAAATAATTCAGTGCAGTGTTTATTCTGTTGTTTATGCCAAAATAAAGGCCGACTATGCGGCCTGAAATTACTTAACCAATGATGCTGCATATTCGATAAGGTNGAAAAGCTATATATTGAAGTGCGAATATTTTGATTCCATCTTCTTCAACTGTCGCTTGGAATCTCCAGAAAACAGGCATTCCATCATGTTCAGTTTCTGATTCAGGAAAAGGTACGCTCCATGATTTTGTCATATCTCACCTCAAATAATTCAGTGCAGTGTTTATTCTGTTGTTTATGCCAAAAATAAAGGCCGACTATGCGGCCTGAAATTACTTAACCAATGATGCTGCATATTCGATAAGGTAAAGCTTTGGGGCCAGCCAAATTTTTAACCAAGTCATATTGGTTACTACACCAATAATAAAAATCCCCCACAGAGTCAAAACTCCAACCAATGGCATGATAAGAAGGTTAATATCTCCTTTGCTATCCCAAACCATTGTCGGCCTGTATTTGGGATTTCCCCTCTCCCATGAGTATCCTTCATCACCGATTTTACCTGTCTCAACTCTTTGGCACTGCTTCTTCATAAACCAGAAAACCAGTGGGATTGTTAGAATGGCTATTAATGTTTTAATCAGACTGTCAACCATATTCCATAGCAGCAACTGATGAACAACATCAGGAATCTGCGCTTGGCTGAATGAAACAGCCGCGTCTATTCCATTGCTGGCTTTTTGCAGTAGTTCTACGAGAATCTTGTTTGCTTGTTCTTCCATATATCACCTCAAATAAGTGGTTTGCTGCGAAAAAGTAAAACAATGATATTCACTTCTATTTGTCATCGTGTAAGTGACGCAGGTTATTAACTCGCGGCCAGTAATATTTTGGCTTGGCACGAGATCCGGGTCTTGGACCTACACAAACTATATAGCTCTCTTCTTTCCTCGGAAGTCCAGGTGCATCTAGCAGACGGCCTAGTTCGAATTTTTTTACGTTGACACCAGGAGGAATCACCTCGACGATAAACCCGATTTTTACCTTCGTTACACCGTTTGATGAGCTTGACCATTTAACTTCATCGTTCAATTTGAATTTCATCATTAACCTCAATCGTAATAAGCCGGAATTGATTTTCCGCGTTGCTTCTGGCGGCCTGAGCAGGTCACACCCATTTCACTGCGTGGTTTGCGGTAGTAAATACGGTTCTGTTTACGCTCGACTTCTTCTGACTTCTTGCAGCGAAGGCTTCCGAGTGATGCTGCTTTGTCTGCTCTGACGCAACCAGAGAGCTTTAGCGCAATTTTTCGCGCCAGTCGCTGCTCTTGCATTGCCTGTTCACGTTGAGCCTGTCTGCGTGCTCTGCGGCGATTTCTGGCGTTATCGTCAGCCAGATATGTAATGACTACTGTCATGTTGACCTCCGATGAAACAACTTTGGAATTTTTTTTATTACAAAGTGGTTTCCATCCCCGCCAATTAGACGGGGTTGGAAGAGCATTTATGAGCCTTTATGGACTCTGCTCGATCAGTTCTATTTAATTAATCTCTCAATTGAATGTAAGTATTCACATAAATCCTCCTACCTCTTGTGCAGCTTTCTTGAATATGGTGGCGGCTGCATAACGCCTATGGAATTGACTTTGGCGGTGACGCGCCGGGTGCTTATCTTCCGGTTGCCGTCGTGCAGCTGCACTTCACGTCACCCCAAAGCCAACTACTCTTTGGTTCCCGCATTTCGGCGGGACAATCCCATCAATGTTAAAGAGCCTGCCAATCTGTTCCGTTTGGCTACCAGCGTCCTGCTGATGGCTAAAGAATACTGTAGGTATTTTATTGTGTAAATACCCAAGGTATTTATTTTTGGTGAAATAATGATAAGCAAATGAATACAAAGGATATTTATTTTTTTCGGTGTCTGCTTGTTCAGTGCTTTTTATGCGGGATATGTGAAGTGGATCCCGATAGCTATTGCTGCCGGGATTATGGGTTAGTCAGCGAAGGTTAAGACGAGAATTACCTTAATGATGTCTGCTACAACAGACACGGCCATAGATAAACCAAAGACAATCCAAGCCATAGAGATGTCTTCACTACCATCGTATAGAGTTCCGTAATCACTGGTGTAAGGCGTAAATGTCGCGCCTTGATACAACAGGTATAAGCTTGAACCATAGAGGATAAATGCAGATATCCCTTGTATTGCTATGATCACTAGAATCATGAAACGAGCTGATCTATGCGCCCAAGCCTGGCTTATTTTTTCTGATAGAGATTTCGCAATAAAAGCATGCGCTAAGCCGTAAATTGTCGAGATTGCCAACATCCCAAAAAAGCTTGCTATAGCGGTTCCAACCATAATCGCCCCTTGCGTGATCAAACCAGCCTCAGTTTTGTCTCAATTGCAACGCCTATAATCTTGCAGTTTCCATTGATTGGCACGAGAGGCCATGCAGGATTAAGTCCCTTGAGGTATTTATTTCCGCCGTCGATTATCAGCTTCTTGAATGTTGCTTCGTTAGAGTCAGAAAGTTTTGCTATGACCAAGCTGCCGTTGATCGCCTCCCTTCCGGTATCGAAAAGAACGAATGTTCCCTCTGGAATGCTTAACCCAACCGGTGCCGTCATTGAATCACCTTCCACTTTAAGCCAGAACGCATTACCTTGAATATGCGCGTCAGACTCAAGCCAAACATCTATGTCTTTAATGGTGTATGGTTCGCATGCTTCACACCACGAGCCAGCCTGGATACTGCTTAACACCGGATACCTCTTTCCTGCTCTGTATTCCCCTGCATACCTTACGTTGGCATCGCTCTTAAGGCTTTCTGCCTGTTCTGCAACCTTGGCAGCAATTGACTGGCTAAAATCAGCAATTGAGACTTGCAACAGTCGTGCAAAACCAGATGCAACCTCAACGTTTAGCGCGTTTCTGCCATTAAGATAATGCCCTACCGCTCCTTGGGTGATACCCAGTTCATCAGCGATTGAGTATTGGGTTATTCCCAATTCTTTCTTTTTTGACTCATACAAAGCCTTAAGCCGCTTAGCGTCTTCCAGCTGTTCTGTCGTCAGTGATTTTTTATTTTCCATAGCTTAATTCTAATAGCTAAGGTACTTAAACTAAAAATACCCTGAGTATTGATTGCTTTGAATACCTGTAGTATTCTTTGTTCATGGTTAATAACGGAGAGTGCTTATGATTCGAATGACACTTGCCGATTACGCCAAAACCCATGGACAGGCTAAAGCAGCCAGTGACTTTGGTGTAATCCAGTGCGCTATCAGCAAGGCCATTCTGGCAGGCCGTAACATCATGGTTACGGTAAAGCCTGATGGCAGTGTGATTGGAGAGGAAGTTCGTCCTTTCCCAAGCAACAAGAAAAACAAATAGTAACACCGCTCTTTAACAGTCATGGTCCTCATTCCCGCCGAAATGCGGGAATACAACGCGCATAAGTTGATGCGCATAACTTCTTATTAGTTAAGGAAATACTTACATATGCAACTTACAAGTACTCGCAAGAAAGCGAATGCAATTACAAGCAACATCCTGAATCGAATTGCTGTACGTGGTCAGCGAAAGGTTGCCGACGCGTTAGGGATTAATGAATCGCAAATTTCGCGATGGAAAGACAGCTTTATCCCAAAGATGGCCATGCTTCTGGCTGTTCTTGAATGGGGTGTTGAAGACGAGGAGTTGGCGGAACTGGCTAAGAAAGTAGCCAGAATGCTGACAAAAGAAAAAGCCCCGAAGAACGGCGAATTCTTCGAGGCCTGATGTAGAAAGACTGGATCAATCCACAGGAGTAATTATGACAAAACGTCGTAAGAAATACCAGGAAAAAGAAGAGATTCGACACCCTGATTCACCTGAGGGATTAGTGGTAGCCGCAGCAAATAACAGGGCGTTCGCAGAGCGCCTTGTTGGTGTTTACAGACTAGCCAAAGCAGGAGTGAAACATGGGCGTCGTTAAGTTAGCTGATTACAGGCATAACCCTGTACAACATCAGGAGGCATCCAGTATGGGGTATGTCTCTATACACCGCCAGTTTATGGACAGCAGGCTCTATAAGGACTCTCAGGCAGTACATCTTTGGCTTCACTTAATCCTCAAGGCTAATCACGAATCTACTGTCGTCAATACGGATATCGGTCCGATAACTGTTGAGCGCGGTCAGATGATAACTGGACGCCCGTCGCTGGTCAGAGAAACATTCATCCCCGACAACAAAGTTCGGAGCTTATTACGGACTTTTGAGTCGAAAGGTATGCTTAATATTTGCTCGATGGGGAAGAAATTTAGCCTGTTTACAATCGTTAAATATGACGATTTTCAGGCAAAAAATTGTCCAACGGTTGTCCAACAGTTGTCCAACGCAAACACCAGTAATGGTGCGGCTCTCAGCGGAGATTGTCCAACGGTTGTCCAACAGTTGTCCATAAACAATAATATAAATAATATCTCTAATACTGACGTATTAGAGAGTGCTACAGCAGACAAAAAGTCTGACAAGAAAAAACCTTCCGTCAGCTGTCAGGATGTTGTCGATGCTTACCACGAAATCCTTCCTGAAGCGCCAAGAATCCGCGCACTGAATGACAAGCGTAAAAACCAGATCCGAACGTTCTGGCGCAAAGCCGGAGTGATAACCCGCCAGCTTGACGGGCATGGGTTCACGATGCAGGACTGGAGAAATTATTTGAGCTACGTAGGCGAAAATTGCCGATGGATGTTCGAAGAGCGCCCAAACCATCAACGCGGAACCGTCTGGCACAAAAAGGGATTTGATTTCCTGCTTAACGATAATACCTACCTGAAAGTTCGTGAGGGTGAACACGATGACCGATAATTTTTATGCGCCGCCCCATAGTATCGAGGCAGAGCAGGCGGTGATTGGTGGATTGCTTCTGGATGATGACAGCAGTGAGCGCGTCCAGAAAGTTCTGGCGATGCTGAAGCCTGATTCATTTTACAGCCGACCACACAAAATCCTTTTCGAAGAAATAACCAGAATGCACCGGGAGCAAAAGCCAGTAGATGGCCTGACGCTTTTCGATGAACTGGAGCGTAAATCGTTAACTGTGTCTGTTGGCGGTTTTGCTTATATCGCTGAGATCGCAAAGAACACGCCAAGCGCAGCAAACATCGTTGCCTATGCAATGCAGGTTCGTGAAACCGCAATGGAACGCTACGCCATCAACCGCATGACTGAAGCGACGGAATTGCTCTATTCCCGCAACGGAATGACTGCAACGCAGAAGTACGAAGCTATTCAGTCGATTTTTACGCAACTGACAGACCATGCAAAAACCGGATCGCGTCGCGGCCTTCGCTCATTTGGTGAGGTCATGGAAGACTGGGTTAGCGACCTTGAGAAGCGATTTGATCCATCAGGCGAACAACGGGGAATGAGCACAGGGATCCCATCGCTGGACAGGATGCTGTCACCGAAAGGTCTGGTGAAAGGCTCTCTGTTTGTCATTGGCGCTCGCCCTAAGATGGGGAAAACGACGCTATACAGCCAGATGGCAATCAACTGCGCAGTGCATGAGAAAAAGCCCGCTCTGATGTTCAGCCTTGAAATGCCAAGTGACCAGATACTGGAAAAACTGGTGGGACAGAAGTCAGGTGTTAACCCGAATATTTTTTACCTTCCGGCGACAAATGATGCCGATGACGGCTATCAGGGTGATTACGATGGTGACTTTAACAGGGCGATCGAAACAGCCAATCGCTTGAGTGAAATCGACCTGCTTTACATCGACGACACGCCGGGATTATCTCTGGCTCAAATCGTCAGCGAAAGTCGTCGAATCAAGCGAGAAAAAGGATGTGTTGGCATGATTCTGGTCGATTACCTGACACTAATGACCGCTGAGAAGGCCGATCGCAACGACCTTGCTTACGGCATGATCACCAAAGGACTGAAGAACCTTGCTAAAGAGCTTGATTGTGTTGTTGTGCTTCTGACACAGCTTAACCGCGCACTGGAAAGCCGAACCAATAAACGCCCATTACCAAGTGACTCACGAGATACAGGGCAGATTGAACAAGATTGCGATTATTGGGTTGGGATCCATCGTGAAGGTGCTTTTGATGACAGTGTTCCACCTGGTGAAACAGAACTAATCCTTCGTCTCAATCGTCATGGCAATACCGGCACGGTGTATTGCATTCAGGCAAATGGCGCTATTTATGACACAGACCAACAGTCTGCTGAAATGCGCCGCCGTGAACGCGAGGAACCGCAGTCCAAGAAGAAAGGAGGATTCTGATGACCATCTACATCACTGAGCTAATAACAGGGGCTATTTACACAGTAGCCCTTTTTTATTGGATTAAGAGCGAGGGGTAAGTACCGATGGTAAATGCATTTATTTGTAGTTTATTTCTTGTCGCGATTTTTCATGGATTCCTTCTGATGATGAGTTTTGTTCTCTGGAATAATGGATATCGCATATTGGGAGTAGGTTTTGTTTTACGGTTTTCAGTTGTCTGCGCGTTGCTACCGATAATTATGGCGACTATCAAATATTGTTGGTAACCCAAAAAATCATCGATGGAGAGTGATATGGACGAATCAAGAAAGCAGTTTGAGGAATACGTTGCCAAAAAATTGAGATTACCATTCGAGATGATAACCGAGGCAAGAAATGGTGATAGGTACTTCGCATTTTCAAGCATGGATATTCGTCACTCCTTAAATGAGTGGTGGACTTTATGGCAGGCATCGCGAGCAGCTATTGAACTGGATATCGACTGGCCAGAATCGAATGACGACTTTTGGAGAGATGGTGAAGAAGGTGCTTATGCGATGGGTTATGAGGATGGGCGTGACAAAACGGTAATTGCAGTAATGAAAGCTATCAGAGCCGCTGGAATTAAAGAGAAGAATTTCGATGAAGCAAACAATCTTCCTCCGAACTAAGCAACAACAGCAAGCCGCAATCAACGCCATCCTCGCAACACCACTCGATAAAGACAAGCCAGTTACCATCCGCATTACTGACTACAAGCGCAACCTTGACCAGAACGCAAAATTTCACGCGATGCTGGCGGATATCGCACGTCAGGTTCAATGGTGCGGAAAATGGTTAAAACCGGAACAATGGAAGGTTTTGTTGATCAGCGGTCATGCAGTGGCAACAAAACAGGAAGCTGATGTTTTGCCCGGGCTTGAAGGCGAATACGTCAACATTCGCGAAAGTAGCGCGCAGATGAGTGTGAAGCGTATGGCAAGTCTGATTGAGTACACAACAGCCTGGGCTATTGGTCAGGGTGTCAGATTTACCGACAGGAGATACGAATGAGACGACAGCGACGAAGTATCACCGACATAATCTGCGAAAACTGCAAATACCTTCCAACAAAACGCTCCAGAAACAAACCAAAGCCAATCCCCACAGAAAGTCAGGTAAAGACATTCGATTATGTCTATGGGTTATTGCAGTCCAAGTGGAACCGCATGAGGAAAACGCGATGATTGACCCCAATCGAAGTTATGAGCAAGAGAGCATAGCAAGGGCAATGTGCGCAGGATGTAACAAGCAACTGGCACCTGATGAAATTTACGCCTGTGCAGAATGCGTTAACGAATGGCTGGTATATCGCGATCCACATTCAGATATGACAGGAGATAAGGATGGCTAACACAAATATGTATTCACCAAACGAGCAGGATTATATCCGCAGGGTTGCCGGAAAAGTCCCTGCTGACGTTATGGCATCCACCATAGGAAGAACCAGAAACAGCCTGGTTAACTGGGCTAATAGACATGGAATAAGCCTGAGAGTTCCTTACGGAATACTTAAAAAGCACTGGCCTGAATATGCTGAAAAAATGACAAAAGGTGGACGCAATGGCGCTAAAGAGAGATAAGTTTGATGACGTTTTCTCCCAACTGGTTAGGGAGCGAACGGACTGGCAATGCGATTACTGCGGACGATCATTTCACCACGAAAGACAAAAACTCCACTGTTCCCACTTCAAATCCCGACGACACAAAGCCACCAGATACCATCCCTATAACGCCTTCGCCCACTGCGTTGGCTGTCACCGAAAACTTGAAGAAGACCCATACGAATTCACCGCGCATGCGGAGATTGTCTATGGGGAGATGACAATAGAGCGTGTAGCGCGTCTGGCGTGTGTTCCTGTGCGCTTAAAGACATGGCAAATGGATGAGCTATATCAGCACATGAAGAACGAACTGAAGCGGTTACAGGAGCTAAGGGCGCATGGTGTCACAGGACGCATCGATTTCACATTGCCAGACTGGTATCAGGACGGAATTCAACTCCGCATGGGGGAATCTCAATGTGCAGCATAACCAGCATTAACCAGGCGAAACAGCAGCGTGAACGTGACGAGGCTGAATTACGCAGCGTCAGAGAGATGACGGAGCAACACCAGAAGGCAATGGAATATCTGCATGAGCGAGAGCGCGAACTGGTGAACCGGCTTGGATTGAACAAGACATCGGGAGGCGATGCTGCATGAATTTGGAAAACACTGTGAAATTCCACTCTCCGAAGTCTCCTCAACTATCAGATTCACCGAGAGCAACGGCATCAGACTCACTGACTAATACCGATGTGATGGCAGCATTTGGTATGGCGCAAAGTCGCGCTCCGCTCGGGTTCAGTGCTTTCAGCGGCAAGATGAACCTGAGCGACAACGATAAGCGTAAGGCAATTCAGTTACTGGTACAGCATGGGATGAAGCATTGCGACAAGGTGGCTGCCTTGCGCAAACTTGATACCAATGTTAAAGGGAAAGTAGTGCAAACGCTCGCAACTTTCGCGTATCAGGATTACTGCCGGTCGGCAGCTAGTAATGTCATGTGTTCGTGCTGCAAGGGGCGCGGAGTATTAAGGAAAAAGAAGCGGATCGTTAAACATCCCGGGTGTGGAGAGAAAACTCCTGCAAAGACGGCTGTGGAGGTAACGGAATCACTATGCACTAAATGCAATGGCGCAGGTGTTGTATCTACATCTTGCGTTAAATGCCGTGGGCGTGGCGTAGCGCTGGACAGGAAGAAATCAGAACTACAGGGCGCTCCAGTTTATTCATCCTGCAAGCAGTGCTCAGGGCGTGGGTATGAGCGCATACCTGCGGCCTCATGCTTTCGTGCGATATGTCAGTTCACCGCTGCAATTTCACCAGGCGTATGGGATAAGGCTATTAAGCCATTCTATGAGTCATTAATTAGCAAGGTTGAAATGGAGGAGTCTGCTGCAAATGTAGTTTTATCGAAAGTTACCAGCTAAGTTTTATTCCGATAACGATTGCATCTTGCAAAATGACGAAAAGTAGAATATCATAACCCTAACAGTAGAAATCCGTCCTTTGTTAAGGTGGATTAAAAAGAAAGCCCGAGGCAAAAACCACGGGCTTTTTGCATTTCTGGCACGACATTTCTGAAAGCGCCCTATCACCAATCACCAGAACACATCCAGATACCCTTGCACATTCGTGGCGACGGGGTAGTGACGCTTTCACCCTATAAACAACCACCAATACCAATAGGAATAACAATGCTTACTCTCAAGACGATTAAGTGCTACTTGACGATGGAGAAGTTGCTTACGTCTGCAATGAAAAAGGCGTGACAGTAGCTACATTCCAGTAGTCATTACAAAGCGTCTATATATGGGCGCTTGATAATGACCAAAAGAAAACCCAGCGCTTGGCTGGGCTTCGTGAAAAGGAGTAGCTCATGTTGAGTGAAAGCGCAAAAGATATCGCAGGTTACGAAGGTAAGTACGCTGTAACGACTGATGGGCGAGTTTATTCTCATTCTCGAGTTGATGATGGCGGAAAGTTAAGGAAAGGGCGCTGGCTTAAGCCGAATGTAGATGGTTATGGATATTTGCAGGTATCCCTCTACTCGGAAGGCGTAGCAAAGAAACATAAAGTGCATAGATTGGTAGCTGAAACATTCATTGATAATAAAAAATTGTGCCCACAGGTAAACCACAAGAATGGAATAAAGACTGATAATAACGTATCTAACCTAGAGTGGGTAACGGCACAACAGAATATTCTGCATGCGTTTTCTAATAGCCTTATGTCATCCAAAGGAGAGAAAAATGGCAGGGCAAAGCTAACCATGGATCAGGTGAAAGAAATACGCGACTGCAAATCAATGACGAAAACGGGTATTGCTAAACAATACGGCGTATCAACAGCAACAATTTCATGCATTGTTAACAATAAGTCCTGGGTTATAGATTAACAAAATTAAGAATGCTCATTACAGGATGCATTTATGAGTGCATCCATTAATGTCCGTTAAATGCGATGGGTGGGGATACTGCACCAACAGTACCCCCAGTGATTTCCTCGCGAAAGCAATAACGAGCAAACCACGTTACTGATAAACGTATCCTGGATTTGTTCACTCAACAACCACGTTAATTCCTAAATTGAACAGATCCCCGCACTCAGGGGGTGAGAAAATGAAGATGGACGAAAGATACAGCAATGCTTCATACGGTAGCGCTGGTCTTGCGGCTTTCTTTGCCAGTCTTTCTCTACANGACTGGGGCTTCATCATTGGCGTCGCGTTCAGCATTATCCTCGGCGTTCTGACTTACCGGCTCAACAAGCGTGAGCAAATGAAGCGAACGAAGATACTGCAGGACATTTTGAATAAAACCGACTCCAGAAATCCATCAGCTACAGCCACGGTTATCGCCGAACTCGGTCAGAAAGCACCAAAGGAAATCTGATGAACAGCACCCTTCGAAAAAGCGTACTGGCAGCCGTTGGTGGTGGGGCTATCGCAATAGCTTCTGTACTGATTACTGGGCCAACTGGTAATGATGGTCTGGAGGGGGTCAGATATAAGCCATACCGCGATGTTGTTGGTATTTGGACAGTTTGTTACGGGCATACCGGGAACGACATCATGATCGGCAAGACTTACACAGAATCTGAGTGTAAGGCGCTGCTGAATAAAGACCTGAACACGGTCGCCAGGCAAATTAACCCGTATATCAAAGTACCAATCCCCGAAACAACTCGCGGTGCGCTTTACTCGTTCGTCTACAACGTTGGTGCCGGAAACTTCAAGACCTCAACACTACTGCACAAAATCAACCAGGGTGACATTAAAGGCGCGTGCGAACAATTACGCCGTTGGACGTATGCTGGCGGAAAGCAGTGGAAAGGGCTTATCACCAGACGAGAGATTGAGCGCGAAGTCTGTATGTGGGGTGACAAGTGAGCAGGATAGTCGCAATCATCATCGCTGCGGTTGTCTGCATCATTGTGTCGCTTGGTTGGTCAGTTAACCACTACCGCAGTAACGCCATCACCTACAAAGACCAGCGCGATAAAGCCAAAGAGCAACTCATTCTGGCAAATGCCACCATCAATGACATGCAAACCCGGCAGCGAGACGTAGCGGCACTTGATGCCAAATACACAAAGGAACTTGCTGATGCTAAGGCTCAGAACGATTCTCTTAAGCACAAGCTTGATAATGGTGGCAGGGTGCTCGTCAAAGGCAAGTGTCCATTGCCAGCCACAGCCGAAACCTCCAGCGCCTCCGGCATGGGCAATGATGCCACCGTCGAACTCTCTCCAGTTGCTGGACGAAACGTTCTCGGTATCCGGGACGGAATCATCAGCGACCAAGCAGCACTGAGAACGCTTCAGGAGTACATCAGGACGCAATGCCTGAAA